CATCCCTAAGTTTTTTAGCTACCTCATTGTAAGCGTTTTTATTAGCAACTGTTATTGGAGGCATAGCGTCATTTATACCTTTTTTTAAATCTATAACCTCTCTCAAACTGAGTTTTGGATTGTTTTTTAAAAATGTTATATTTGATTTAATCTTAGATAACGCATCTTGTGCGTTTGGAAAAATAGCTTTTGAAACAGATTCAAAATCTTCTAAACTTCTTAAAACATCTTTTGTGTCAATTATTTTATTATCTAAATCAAACACGGATTGTTTAATAGTCGAGGCTCCTCCAACAAATTCCTCTTCACCTCTAGGAACAGGCACATCTCTTAGTTTTTGTTTTGTTATTTTGTCATATTCTTTTAATAATAAATCATAATTGTCGCCCGCAGCTTTTTTAAATGTTGCATTAGAACCTGATAAGGCGTTAATAAAAACATTTCCAACATCATCACCAGTTCTGAAAATACCCTCTGATACATCACCTCTTCTAGCTAACGCTGCCAACTGTGAATTGAAATCATAAATAATAGATTCTGCAACGTCTCTTGTGCCTTGTTTTGCTGCTATTAGTGAGGCACCACCAAATATCGATCGTTCCGACAAATTTTCTAACATATCTATAAATCGATTATCGTATCGGACACCTGGCGTTATTCTAGCAACTTTTGCTGCTTCAACTAAATTAGTTCCGTAAGTTGCAACTGCATCATCATAACCAAACTTTTTAACATGACTATTAATATCATCTATTTTGCCACTTAAAATTGCTTCACCCCTAGCCACGACATCATGTTCTTTCAAAGCAGGCCTCATAATACGACCAACTTGGTTAAATATTCCTATGCCTAAGGGAGCACCTATTGCCTCTCCAACAAAACCAGCTGTGCCAGCTTTAATAGCGGTTTTAAAGGCATGATCCGTAGGATCAAAAGTTTCTGAGACTAAAGAACCCGATGCTCCACCACCAAAAGAGCCCGCAGAACTTTTTAATAAGGCTGCTAAAAAAGGCTTTGATATCATACCCACTCTTGCTGCCATTAAAGGTAATGCTAAACCACCTGTGAAAAAAGACCCTGCGATAGAGCCTCCAACCTCAAGCACTAATCTACTCCAATTAGGGCCTTTTATTAATTCATCGGTTTGTTGGTTTATATTGGCATCACTATTTATTAAATCTTTATTCTGACTTAAAAATGTTTTTATATCATTTAGCTCAGCCTCAGTAGGTTCATCACCTGCAATTTGTACTTTACCAAAACCTTTTATAAGTATTTCACCCATTATTTCACCCTATTCAAATTAATTTCACCATCAGTGCTGCTTATGTCATATGTTGGTGTAATATACGGTTTTAATGCATCAACTTGAAAAATGCCAGTGGTTTCATCATATCCAGTGGTCTCATACAAAATTTTTGCTTGATTTAAGCTCTTTTTCATCACTTCTAATTTTGTTAAAACTTCACTTTCACCTTGTTTTGCATCAGGCACAATCGTATCAAAGGTTTCCTCTTCTTTAGGTCCAACAGCGGCTCCCCTCATGGCTTGAATGTAATCTTTTCTTAGGGTATCTAATCTCATTTTTAATTCAGTTTGTTCAGACGGAATACCTAAGACTTCAGCACCATATCTTAATGAGCTCTCAAGATAACCAGTGCCAGCTTCCCCGCTTTTTATTATGTTTTCAATTTCAGTAATTTGCATAATAGATTTTCTTAACGAGTTGTAATCACGAACATCTTTATCACTAGGTTGTTTAACTATTTTTGTTACATCTCCTTGTGCATTTACAGTTCCGGATGCTGGTAAAAATTCATTTATACCCACTGTTCTCTTTTGATCTTTAGTTAAAGTTTTTATGCCCTTTGTGCCAGCTTCAGCAGCTTTAGCTTGAGCAGCAACTTCTTTAGCACCAACTTCCCTAGCAGCTAGATCTTGTGCAGCAATTTTTTGCATAGTTGGACCTAATTGAGTTAAACCTAAACCTAAAGCTCTTAATGTTCCGGCAGTTTTGCTTTCGCCAGGATTTTGTGTTGCGTTTAACAAAGCTGCTTGTATTGGTGCCATGATGGTAAGAAGTCTTTGAGATCTTGTTAATGTTCCTGTTGTATTTTCTAAACCAAGTAAATTACTAAATGCTTTTTCAACAGATGAACCCTCCGTAGTTTCTTCAGGTTTCTCTGGCACTACAGGTTTTTCATCAGGCAAATTTAACTCTTTTTTAACTTCTTCATCAGTGATATCTAACGAACCCAAGCCACCCTCTTGAAAACCTTTAGGAGTTTGGCTTTCCAAATATTTTTGACGAAACATTTTTCTACTTAAAACTTTGTCCATAATTACTGCCCTTTACTGCCTTGAGCACCTAAATAAGCTGTATACGCAGTTAGTCCTGTGCCTAAGGCCTGTGCGAGTGGGTTAGGTTGAGCTTGTTGAGGAGCTTGAACTATTGTACTCTCAGTCGTTGGTAATGCAGTCATAATACCTTTTTCAAAACTAATTCTTGCAAATGGATCAGAAGCCACTGCTTCTCTCGTTCTTCTATCAGCGTCAAGTTGTTGTTGTGCTAATGCACGCTGAGTCTGACCCATCTGTGCTAAGTTTGTGGTATCTAAACCCGCCATCCTTTGTTGTTGTGCGCCTAGTCCTGCTAACTGTTGTGCCGAGAAACCTTGTGTTTGTGCGGCTAACTGTTGTTGAGCTTGAGCAGCAGCCAAAGCTTGCCCGTAGTTTTGAGCTTGTGCTTCACCAACTGCTTCTAATTGACGTTTGCCTAATTCTGCTCTCTGCACTCCCTCTCTTCCACCACCAAAAGCTCCAGCTTGCACCGCTTGTGCCGCTGCTTGATTTTGTAAAATTCCTGCTTGTCTGGTTATTTCATCAATTACAAATTGATTCATAGGGTTTAAAAACGCAGATACATTTGGTGTTGCCATTGCCGTTTGCATCGCACCTTGTGATGCAGCGATAGCTTGTCTTGTAGTATCTGCACCCACACCTAATTGACCGATTCCTCTTTCAAAAGCTATCTGTTCTAGGGGTGATGGTCCAGCTACTTGAAACGCTGGTATATCTCTAGGTTGTTGTGCCAAGGCAGTTGCACGATCGAACAAAGCAATTTTTCTAGCTTCTATCTCTGGAGCTTCACGAGCAAATGTAGTTGTCGTGTCAGGTTGTGGTTGACCACCACCTCCACCACCGAAGTATTGTGTTAATCCTGTTTCATCGTTGACCGTGCCACAGCCACCATGCTTGATAAGTAATTGACGCTCATATTCATTAATATGTGCTAAATGCACATCCTCTGGATGTCCGTGAGCCGTGATATCTTGATAAAGTTTTTTAAACAACTTTACTTTTTCTTGCATACTTAATTTTGTAATATCAATACTCATAACTCTTTCTCTATTTGCACATGTGTTTTTACATATCCCTTAGGTTTCATAACCTTTTCCCAACCTGGTCTTGCAAAAAGCTCTATTTTTCTACATCCCTGATCTTTAGCCCATGTTTCTAAATCAACTACATGGTGATGCCACCTACTCATTTGTTTGCCAGTCACGATTCGTGCGTCACAAACTTTATAGTTAGGGTAGCTTCTAAGTTCAGTTACTACTGTTGCAAGAACTTCATCGGTTTCATCAATGACCAACCAAAGTTGCATGGCTCCTTGTTTACACAAGTCTTTGATATCATCAACATCAAAAGCACCATTTGTCTCACAAGCAAGTTGCACTAAATCTTTTGCTAAAGGCCAAATATTTTCTACTTCATGCTTAGTAAATTTAATAAATTTAGTTTGCATTTAACAGGTCATGTATTCGTTTTAACTGATCCTGTTGATTGTAGAAAAATGCAGCTCCCTTCTTTCGCATTTCTTTAAAGTCCTCAGGATTTGCACCTGTCATGATGCCTGCCCCAAGGACTGCATCTGCACGAGACACGAACTCACCATCGGCAAGTTGTGCTAACATGGTATCTTCATCTTTATCACCATTACCAGAACCATCTTCAACATAACCATGAGCTCTCACATAATTATTCATGTCCTTCTCATCGTGATCTGTTTTACTCGGAAGATAATTTATACCACCTTCTTGGTAAGAGGGAATGGCGTTTGCTATGCCGCCTGTTTTTAACATGGTAGGTTGTCCAAATCGTGTTGGTGAAAAATCATAAAGATTTGCCAAATCAGTACGACTTGGTTCAGCCACATCATAAGTTTGCGGTTTGCTTTTTTCTCTTGCTAAAGCTGCTTCATAATCTGCTTGTGAAAAAGCTGCAGTAGGTTGCTTAGGGTCAGGTAAAGTTGAAGCTCCAACCATGGAACCCACAGTACCACTTAAAGCAAGGTTTGTACCTGTGCCTTGTATACTTTGACCAAGATTTTGCAATAAAGTGTTTTTTGCAGCCTCTGTGCCTGCACCCGCAGCTAAACTTGAACCTAACTGTCCTAAACCGAATGATGTGCCGCCACCAACTACCCCGGCTAGTAATGCGTTACGAGTCGATGCCCCTGAAGCTTTTGCGGCTAAAAAACTTATACCACCTGCTAATAGTGCTAATGGTAATGTTGGCATGAAACATTCTCCTAATATATATATTACCTTTAAGTTTACCTTGATTTATTAGGCTCTTCAATACTGCTAGGTCTCATTTCGTCCCATAAACGCCCCGTATATTGAAACTCACCCACATGAGTAATATAGTCCATAATGTAACAATGACATTGACCACCCAAATTACGCCAAAGTCGACAAAAGGCAAAGTCTTCACCTAAAAAATGTTTGTTCTCTTTATCGTGATAAGTGTCAAATAAGTTATACAGATACGGTTTTTTCTGTAATCTACCATCGACAATAGTCTCTTGGGTAATCTCTGTATCAGGATAGGCCTCTATCATCTGCTCAAAGACATTGCGTTTAATCAACATACAGCCAGTCGGTGCATGAGTGACCTCAATCACACCCTCACCTTCAACTTTAATATCTTCTTCGTCTTCTAAGCGTAAAGGATAGGTATTACAATTGACATGAGCTTGTTTAGCTGTGGTCACATCACCTGCTTGAATCTTGGCAATGAGTCGGTCGAACTTGATGTGTTTGAGTGGGTAAGGCACAGAAATGACATCCTTGTCAGCCTCAAGCATTTTCCATATGCTATCACAGGTAAAAGCTATATCACTATCAACAAACAACAAATGTGACATACCACTTTCTAAAAAAGCCGCCACACATAGGTTGCGACCTTGAGTGACCAATGACGATTTCATCATATGTACTGAGATGTCAATGTTTTTGTCTAAACATTCTTTTTGAAAGTCTAATACACTTTGAGCATAGTGTATAGATACTTCACTATGCACAGGTGTTGCCAGATAGATGCTTGTTTTAGTTTTCATAATTTAACAGTATTTCCTCGCCCTTTTTAATTTTTTTAGAACTAAATATGTTATATATAATATAATCGTCCCACTCTTCAATTATGTGTAACTCACAATTATTTTGTGTAGAGTGATTAACAAAACCACCCAATGGCGTTCTTATATAACCGTGCACCATAGGAACTTTTATGTGTGTAGTGCCTAAATCAACATTTTTACCTATGTCTGTCTTTGCAAAAATACCATGCCCATCAATATCACTTTCTGCTATGGTTAAATTTTTTGGTAAAGGATTATAATAAAATCTATTGATTTGTAGTTTTGACACCTTTAGCTCCAGTCAAAAAGTTTGTCCATTGAATTTTTCTTTTTTGCCAATCATAAAAGTATTTCATGTAAGCTTGTTGTAAATTTAAATGATTTTGAATGTGCTCTTTGTGTAGTTGACACATCGACTGTTTGATTGCATGGGCGAACTGACGGGCTAATTTTTTATAATCTTTTGTGTAATTTACATAGACCGGAAAATCAGCACAAGTCTCAAATAAAGCCCCATAGTTTGTGGTGATGGTAAATAGTCCTGCTGACATACATTCAATCGCTGATATGCAAGAAGTCTCTTCCCAAATACATGGATAGGCAAACATGTGATAGTTAGTAAGTTTACTTAAAATAAAATCATTGGGACGATTGCCTATATAGTTTACATTAGGTAATGCTTTGGCTTGCTCATACAAGGCTTTCCAATCGTCGTCATTATCTTGTGCAAACTCACTGCCATATAAGTCACAGCTACTATAAACATCCAGTTCTACATTCTCACCTTGCAAAAGATCCATAGCTCCTAACAATACATTCAACCCCCGCCACGGTGTGGGTTGAAAGATGAGCCTTAAAGTATCGCCTTCTTGATAGGGTT